CGATCTGCCCCTGCTTTGCCGTCAGGCCATCGGTGGCGCGGCCGAGCTGCTGCACGGTGGAGCGGGCTGAGCCAAACGCCGTGCGCAGCGTACCGCTGACCGCCGCACCAATTCTCAGCCCAACCGCAACTTCGTTCGCCATGATTCGCTATGCCGCCCACTGTCTGAAGAAAGGCCGCCCAGACTGCCTGGACGGCGGGCGATCAACGCCGGTTCAGCTGCTCGGCGACTTCACTGCGACGGTCGATTTCCCGCCCACAGACATCGACCCAGCGCCAGTAGTCATCCATGGTCAGCTCAGCTATCTCGCTTGGTTGCATCCGCAGCACCAGGAGCAGCGCTTCGTCCCAGGAATGCAGCAAGGTCTCCGCCGCCAGCCATTTCCCGAAACACCCCGGAGACGCGCGCGGAGTCGGCAATGTCCAGTTCGGCGAGATCTTCCAGCGGCAGGCCGGTCATCTTGGCGACCAGGTGGTCCTCCAGCTCGGCTTCGTCCTTGGTGTGCGCCTGAGCGGCCGCGATGTCCTTGCGCTTGAGACGGATCAGCGGCAGCGAATCGATCAGCGTGCCGGCGGCGTTCTTGAAGGGGAACTTGAGGGTGATACGAAGGGAATCGGCCATGTGATCTGCTCCAGGTTGATCGAGGTGATCGGTTGCTCTGTAAAGAGCCCTGAGCATCGCGCCTTGCGGGGGCGCTGGCTTTTAATCGGGTTTAAAGAGAAGCCCGCACTAGGCGGGCTTCGGGGTCTCATGATGCGAGGCTATGACAGCCCCAGGTTTGCGCGGTATTCGCTTAGCTGATCCTCACCGCCGACCTTGTAGATGTTGGCCAGATAGTCGAGCAGCAGCGTCTCGTTGCCGGCCACCACCTGGCGTACGTAGGTGGCCGAGAACGGCGTCTCGAACTTGGTCGCCTCGCGCGGCTTGAAGCTGCCGAGCTGGTACTCCTTGAACATCACGGTCATCAGCGTCACCAGGGGCAGGTTGCCCGTGCGGCCCTGGCTGTTGTAGACCTCGATATTGGAGCGCAACTGCAGCTGCACGGTCTTGAACGGGGTGGCGACCTTGCGGGCCGCTTCCTCGTACTTGCTGTTCCAGATGATCTTGCCTTCGAGCTTGTCGATGCCATCTGGCAGCTCGATCAAGCCGACCATGCCCAGGCCCTGGAAGTCGCTCATTACGGCCTTCACGCTGCCGAGGTCGACCTCCTCAACCTTGCCGAAGAAGCTGGAGCCATCCAGGTAGAGATTGGCGTTGGTGATGCGGTGCGCTGAAAAGCCGGCCATCAGTTAGCCCCCCCAAGGGTCGCCAGGTATTCCCCGGTGATTTCGGTCTCGAAGGTGCCTCGCTCGAAGGGCGGCGGCACGGTCAGTTTGTAGTTGAACAGGGCGTGACCCAGCTCAAGCTCGCTCTTTGGGTTGCGATCGGGATCGAACCAGCACTCGAAACCAAGCAGCGCGCCATCGCCGATCAGCTTGCGACCGAAGCCATTGACGCTTTCGACGATGCTATCGATCAGGCCGTTGGTCACCGGCATATCGACGAACTGCAGCGAGCTGTAGCGGATCGACTCGTCGATGATGTCCTTGGTGCGGCGCACGTTCTCGAAGTTCTTCATGTGCGTGACGGTCGGCCAGGCTGCGGTGCGGTTGCCCCACAGGCGCAAGCCGGTACCGAAGCTGTTGAACACCGTGGTGATGCCGTTTTCGTTGAGCAGGTTGACTTCGCTATTGGGGTCATCCACGCGAGCGGTCAGGGCGCGCTCCAGGCCAATGACACCGAGCAGCTCCTTGTTGGAGCTGGACCACCAATAGCCGTTGTCGTTATCCACCTTGGCACGCAGGCCAGCCGCGCGAATGGACAGAGGCTGCAGGCGCTCGCCATCGGTGGCCGCGTCGTACACCTTGACGTGCGGATAGCACAGGCGCACCCGGTCACTGCTGGTGTTGAAGTTGATGGTGCCGGACGGGCCGCGACCCGCGATGACCTGCTGCACCGTGGTGCCGATCGGCGCATCGATGTAGGTCACGCCGCCCATCTGGATGGCACTGGCGATCAGCTCGACACTGACCGAATTGAGCGTCGAGAAGCCGGGCGCGATGAAGATCTTCGGGAAGAAGCCAAACAGGTTGTAGCTGTCCGGGAAGGCCTTGAGGCCGGAGCGACGGCCGGCCACATCGACCGCCCCGATGATCTCGGCGGGCGTGACCTGGCTCGGGTCGGCGTAGGTGTAGTCGGCCTGCACCTGGGCATTGGGCGGAATGACACCGGCGGCCAGGCGCTTCACCCGGCCGGTGAGCATGGTCACGGTGTAATCCTCGCCCAGGGCGTAGGTGGTCACGCCGTCAGCCGATTTCAGCGTGACCGCCTGCAGCGCACCATGCCCCAGCTGGAGCAGGTCATTGTTGCCGAACTGGCGAGCCTGGCCGAGAACCTCGGCGCGGTGCACGGCAGGGTCCAGCACGTTGACCACCAGCACCGTGCCAGCCCCGAAGTCATGAATACCCGCCAGCGCCTCGGGAATGCTGAAGCCCTGATTGGTCAGCGACTCCGGACCGAACTGCGCATCGTCAGTTTCGGACAACGAGAGGGTTAGCGCATTGACCGGGCCGATAGGCGCAGTGCCAACCACGGCGATCACCGCGCTCTTGACCACGCGAATCGCCCGCGGCCCGCGCTCGACCTCGATCGTTTCAATACCGTGCAAATAGTTGGCAGCCATCAGGCCTTACCTCCCTTCTTCGCGACAGAGCCCGTGGCGACGTCTGTCGGCGCTGGCTCCAAGTGGCCCAGGGCAAGCAGCACCTGGGTGTATTCATGTTCGGCTGGCAGCTCACAGGGCTTGCCGGGCTGGAGCCGCACATCGAGCAGTTCGGCCTTTTCACCGACGCGCAGCGAGGCGGCGCTGGGGGGGCCCTTATAGGTGTAGCGGGTAAGGTTCATGGGTATTCCTCGAACACGGCTTGGGTCAGCAGCGGGCCATCTTCGGCCCCCATCTGCTGCAATTGGGTTGCACGGACGGCAAAGCGCTGGGCGTACTGCCACAGCCCCGCCACCTGACCAATGAAGACCTCATCCAGAGGTCTGCAGGCGTTGTCGCAATGGGGCGGCACCCATCCAGTCAGGCAATCACGGATGCGATCGAGGTAGGCGATCACCCCGGTTTTGCCGTTGAGCTGGCGGAACACCAGCGTCAGCGGCATGACCAGGTTGCGCTCCTGGAACACCGCGTCGAGCGCATCGGTATCGCTGAACTTCGAGCTGCCATAGGCCAGCAGGATGGCGCCGGCCGGGTGGTTGAGCCGGTACTGTGAGGGCTTCTCGGGAAACAGCTCGACGGCCAGCTCGCGACCGAACTCTGCCTTGAGGCGCTCCTCGAAGGCGCTCAGCAACTGCAGGGTCTGGCTCATCAATAGCCCTCCCAGAGACGGTCGCCGAAGCGCTGCTTGCGCGAGCGCACGCGGATCTCGCCAGGCTCAGGTGCCGCATGGCCATCGGGCATGCCGAGGGAGATCACACCATCACGGATGCTTTCCAGCAGCTTGAGTGTGTTCTTGCGGCTGTCCTTCACGGCCTCGGGAATGTCCGAGCCTTCGGGGCGGCGCTGGTAGAGCCAGTAACGGGCGAGGTACACCACTGCATCGCGCACGATGGTCGGCACCGGCTCGATCGGCAGGGTGTAGCGGCCACGCAGGTAGCCGTCCACCATCTCCTCGGCCTGACGGACGCCGTCCTCGATCACCGCTTCGTCCGGCTGCCGGGCAGCCGGGTCGTCGCTGGACAGTTGCAGCAGCACCATCTCCGGGATGGCCCTGCCGATATCGGCGCGAGTGCAGTAGCGCATGGCTTAACCCGCCTTCAGCTCAACCAGGGCTTCGGGGAACAGGCACATGGCGAGCGGGTTGGCTTGCGCCTCCATGTCCCAGCCCTTGCCCATCTTGCGGGGCTCGGCCTTGCTGTAGAACGGCTGACCGATGCTGTTGACGGTTTCGTTGTAGTTGGCCGGGGCGTTGAACATGCGGAACACACCCTTGGCCAGGGGGAACACCTGCGCGACGTCCGCCGGGATGAAGCGCTGCCCGCTGACCGTTACGTCGTATTCGATGAACTCGATGCCGCCGAAGGTGAAGCCGGAGCGCATGTCGCCACCGATCCGGTCCTGGGCTTCCTGGTAGTGCGCGAAGGCTTCCTTGACCTTTGCGTGCGCGGTGAAGGCATCGAACCAATCAGGGCCGCACAGCGAGCGGAAGCCGGTCACCATCACGCCGCCCAGCTTGGCCTCAGCAAATCGCTTGGCATCCAGGCAAGCCTTGCGGACATCGGTATCAGCGTTACTCAGGGTGACGGTGATTTTCTTCTGGGCGACGCCGAACTCACTGAACAGATCGACGATGACCGCGCCGTCCGCATCGAGCAGCTTGCCGCGCAGGGCTCCCACGCGCTGGAACTCGCGAGTCGCCTCGATGCTGTTCTTCATCTCCTGGAGCTGGTCGTTGATCACTGTGGCCTGCGGCATGGCCGCGCCCTCCTGGCCGAATGCGGCGATGCCCTGCAGCTGGCTCGGCAGCAGCGGGCGACTGATCGGCAGGTGCAGGGTCT